TTTACGTTCCGACCACTTAATTCCAGGTATAGCACGAGGATATAACTCCTGACTTTTTTGTATGAGTTCTCTTAGTTCTTCTGTAGTATGACGTACAAGCAACCCTGAGAAGTGTGGGTCATTCAAACCATGTAGAGGGTCAGCCAACATGGCGTAGCTCTTACCTCCACCCGCTGCCCCACCATATAGAACCTCACGCTCTGACGCACTAAGAAAGAATGTCTGTGGGCCAGGGTTAGGCTTGAACACAATGTTCTGAGCCTCTTCTACATCATACTCAGCTGCCTTTACTTGAGCAGGTACAGTCTGTTTATCCTCTACTTCAATCGTTTCCGCTGGAATCGGTGTAGGCTCCTGCACCTTTCTTTTCGAGCTTTTCGATTTGGTCAAGCGTTTCTTGGAGCCACTTGGCAAGCTTGCGCTTAATTGTAAGTGCTTTTCTACGTTTTTGCTCGACATCTATTCTCTTCTTTAGACCTGTATACGTCATAGTTCTACCTGTCTCTTTAGTTAGCCAGGCTGCTACCGCACGATAACTATACTGCTTAAGATGACGCTTTGCAAGCTCTAAAGCTTCAAGCTCTGATTCTATAGGTAAAAGAAGTCTGTCGTTATCAGGATCTACCCTGTAACCAAAGGGTATTATCTTAGTAATCCTAACTATAGGGTGCCATTCTTTTGTGTGGTTCTTGGGAGGTAACGGTAGCTGCCAATAACCTAGATCTCTTTCAGGTATTATTCGTTTGAACCTTCTTTAGGTGGCAGATAGAAAACGCCTCCGCCAGATGTTACGTCTACTTTGTCTACCTTACCAAGTCCTGCACGATCTAGCAAGTCCTTAGCTGCAACCATCTTCTCTTTAATGCCTAGCTCTGTAGGATCATACAAAGCACCTACCATAGACATAGCAGCTTTAGGTGCCATACGTGCAAAGTAAGAACGAGTCTTTTCACCTATCTCATCCTTGAGAGTTTCTACAATAGCAGAAGTGCTAGACGTAGGGTCATAACCTGCAAGTTTCTTAGCTGCAACTGCATCTCCGTTAGCCTCATCAAATAAGACATCGAGAAAGCGCTGCTGCTTTTCTGTTAGTGCTCTAGCCATGTTAAGTCCCTTAGTTACCGTTACTTCTTATCTTTACCATTTGTTTTGTTGCTTTCCAAGGAAATAAATCCCCACGCCAAGAATACCAACTCCCGATACCACAACCAAGATACCAAGACTCCACTCCACAATAGTCCGTTTAATCTCCGCTTTGCGATACATAGTTTTCTGGCGTTCCTTACGAACCTGCGCTTCGATACGAAGAAGCTCTTCCCAAGCACTATGTCCATAACCGAACTGTATATACTGCTTAATCTCTGCACGTAGAGCCTCCGCTTGTTTCTTCTTAGCGAAGATGTCCATTGCACTTGGCCCATTGCCACCAAATAATACAGCATACCAAGGAGGTTCTTCTGATTGCTTGTGCGCAAAGTTAATGTCTGACATAGCCCCAGCAAACTTAGCTAAGTCATTGGAGATACCACCTATGTCCTTACCAAGCTGAATACCCTTCTTGATAGCAGATACGGCTGTCTGTGCCGCAGCAAAGGCTGTAAAAGGATCAATCATTTGAACTTAACCTCTATAGGGCATACGTAGTTATAACTTACTCTGTACACTCTGTCATACCAGAGACCATTCTTCTGCAACCCACAGTCGTAGTAACAATACTGAAACAATCTGTTACCACCCTCAGTCCATGCGTGATTGAATGAAATGAAGGCCAGTACACAAAGCAAAACTACTCAACCATAAGATCTGTATGGTCACGACCTATATACTTTAGATCATTCTCTATAATAGCTACACGTTGCTGTAGTTCAGTGATCCTTGAGATAGTACGAGTTAAGGCGTCTAACTCATCCCATAGCTCTTCTACATCATCCCATACATACTGTATCTCTACGCCATTACCTTCAACGTCACGCTTAAGGTTAATGTTATCCTCAATAGCCATACGTGAGCCTAACTGGCTTACTGTTTCTTCTAGGCTTGCTATCGTGGAGGCTTGTTGAGATACCCACCACACTCCACCAGCAAGCTGTACAGCCATAGCGGCTACAAGTGCTAGGGGTATCTTAACGTTTTCCATAATAGCTCTCCTAACTATTTGAAACTTTCTGCCACGACATTACGTATCTCTCCACGTGCAATGCCAATGTCATGTAACTCTTTGTCTGACATGTTGGTTAAGATCCAGTAGTCAGCACGGGCTTGTTGTGCTTTTTGTAAGCTTGCTAAGAAGTCAGTGAATGTTTTGATAATAAGTGCGATCATTGTAGTGTTTCCTATGTTAAGCCCAGCGCCATTGCTAGGGACGTACATAGTTATACACAAATGTCAGACGGTTACCTCTACTAAGTTTGCATACCCGTTATGCTACACGTCTGAGAAAGTCTCTGTAACAGTCAGGATAGTGTCTACATGCCCAGCTGTTGCAGGTGTTACTTGTATCTTATCGCCAGGAGCTAGAACAATCTCAATATCTGAGAAGGTTATGTATTCGTTTGCACCCAAGTTCTTACCTGTGAGGAAGTGTGATGTATAAGTATCTGCTGCAACATACCACTCAATCTCAATACTGACATTACCAAGAGTATTGATAACGTGTAGATAGCTAATCTCAGCCGTACAGTTAGGAGGACATGTGTACACATCCTCTGTCGTAGTACCAGAGTTGTGACCCCATACAGAACGTCTGCGTGCAGGTCTACCTGGATGGTTGAGCGTAACTGCCATTACTCATCAACCCACGCTTCATTCTCTGGCGTGTTAGGGTCATCCTTTACAAAGTGTCCCTTAGCTGTACGAGCACGTTTTTTACCCTTAGGTGCAGCATCCTTCTTAGGCTTAACCTTCTTAGCTAGTTTAGCTAGTAAGGGTGCTTCATCCTGCTCAATACAGATAGC